TCGCGCTTGATTGTGTATGTGATAGGGGCCTCTGCCTCTGGGAGCGGAGACTCCAAGACAAGTGTGTTGTCGTCTGTTTTCGAAGAGATTCGGTACTCGCCTTCGTTGGCAACACCGCGGTCTCCAGCGACAGAGTAAGCAACATCCGTCGAAGGTCCAACACCATCATTCACGTCAGCGTTCAGGACGAGCGTCCCGGTAGTCGTTTTTGCGATTACCGTGAAGGTTCCTGTGTTTGTATTCGCTCCGCCTGTGACAGTTACCGTGTCACCGATCTTGACGTTATCGTGCACGCCGCCTACACCTTCAGCAAGCCGATTGAGCTCACCAGAAGTATTGCTTGTGATACCGTCAGTTCTCGCAGCAACGATTTCCACTCCAAGAGTAGGCTCGATGACAACGATGTCACCTTTGAGCACGTCTGCGAACTGAGAACCTGTGGCGTCTGTGAAGGCAGTCCCGTCACCTGCGCCTGTGGCCTGCTGTGCGAGAATTTGGAGAACAGGGTCCAAGAGGACAACCTCGATCTCTTTCTTCGTGGCAGGGAATTGTTCATCTGAGGCCGTCTCAGCCAGATCCACCAACGCACCGCCCAGAAGACTTGCGTAAGCGTATGTTTGCTGAGCGCCACTGTAGGTACCCAAAGCGTCGTCATCTACCAACTGGTATGCAGGCCCCACCGAAACGCTGGTGAGCGCGAATGCAGCCAGTGCAGGTACAAGCCCGACAAACTCTTGGATAACCGTTACACCCGGTCGTCTGTAAGCCATGTTAAACACCTCACTTTATCATGCTATCCACAATGATCCTCTCAAGTCGCCGAGCAGCCGTGTCTTCCAAAGTCCATCTGTCCTGGATCATCGCCGTGATCTGGATGGGGACTATATACGTCCGGTCGTCGCTACCTTCTTGCTCGATTAACGCCTCTGACCCGATGCTTTGGCTTTTTATGGTGAAGAAGCCATATTTCTGTAGGATTGGCCGAAAGAACTTAAACGAATTGAACACAATATGTGCAATCTGCTCAGCTTCGACTGCCTCCCGACTTAAGCACGATAAAGCCACTGACCCTATCATGAGGTCGTTAAACGTCCGATCACCAGTTCTCATGTTGCGCTGCTCAAGTGAGCCTCCGCCTAAACCCTGGCCCTGCCAAGATAGAGGCCCTCTTACAGCCACAATGTGCGGCCTTTGAGAGGCGTTTCTGAGATCAAAAGCATGGATATCGGTAATCGAAATCTCGGTAAGTGTGTCATCCGGACTGTAACGAAAGCTACCTTCCGCTCTCTGACTAAACAGGATCTGTAAAAATTCTAACGCAGTTCTCTTTAAAAATACAGCGGCATTGGGGATGTGCTCGTTGCTCGCAATGCCTCTTCGGACCATGGTGCCCGGCTTGGCGTCTTCAGTAATGCTCATGCCTTAACCTCCGGCCGGAAGTGCTTCTTGAGCACGTCGTTGTGTTGTTTTTCCATTTCTTTGACGATGTTCTTTTTTGCATCCTCAAGACTGGAATATTTGATCATCCCTGTGGCCTCTTTCTTCACAGCACCTCCTAAGTCAGCGTGGTTTGCGTTCCAAAGGATATGGTCCCTGGAGACTTAGGTGGTTTTGCCATGTTTGGGGCCTGTGGTGGCTTTGGTACCTTCGGGATTTTGGTCTGCGTGAACCCGCCTTTGGCTTTCAGGGCCATGCCCCGGAGGAATGAACCCGGTTGTGCCATGGAGGCCGCTGCCTTTTCAAACCCTTCCCAAAAACTACTCATCAGAACTCCCTCTCTAATTCTCGCTCCTCAAGCTCCTTGACCATCTTCCGCCGCGCCTCGTCTGGTATGTTGATGGAGTATTCAACATCGGAACGGTCGATTTGGTTTAGTCTCAAGAACTGGAGCATTGTTGTTCGGTTCTTCTGCGGATACCTGACGGAGGAGACTTTCCAGAACTTCCCCTGCTTCACCTCGAGTATGACATCATCTGGCGACAGCAGAGGGTAGTTCACAAACTGAACATCTGTCTGCGATACGTCTCTGAGCCCAAACTCTGCTACCTGGGTAATCTTGGGGTCCGGCTCAAATGACATCCACACGGGGATAGCCGGGTAGTACCCTCCCAACATTCCGGTCCCGAAGCAGACCTTGCAGTTACTCTTGGTGACTCTCTTTAGGATTGGGTCGAAGCAGTTTGGGCAATAGGCCCCATCACGAATCTTCTTGTAAATGAATGCCGGGACGCCATACACGTACCGAAGGGCGAACAAGTGCTCCTCGACGACGTAGAGGCCGACAAGATCGAGGTTGCCTTCCCAGGTGGATGGCTCGGAGTAGAAGGTCTGGACAGGGGTCTCTCCCAAGAACTCTACTGCGCGGACGCGATAGTAGTAGGTCTTTGTGTTGTCGGAGAGTATCGGGGTCTCGTCCACATACTCTCTGAGAGCGTCGTGGGCTATTGCCCCTGATATCTGCTGGAGAGAGTCAGCGCTCTCGCCGCGGTCCACGAAGAACTTCAGATACCGCAGGTCTTGCGAAGTCTTTTCAAGGTCCCAAATCACACGAATGCGCGGGAAATGCTCAATGCTGAGCACATAGACGCTGAGACTCTTGAATTTGAGATTTCTGAGCCTGCACGTTGTCATACCAAATCCTTCAAATCTGCATCATTGGCTGCACCTTCAAGAGACGTAATTCCGCCGCCTACAGCAGGGTCAATCCCAAGCGAGCGTTTCGTGTCATACTCTTGGACAAATCCTTTTGAGGACTTGTACTTCCGTTCAATCTTCTTACGGTGCTTATCAACATACTTGTTGAGTCCTTTGTCGAAGCTCTTATCATCCCCCCGCAGGGCTGCCTTGGATATCTGGGTCTGCAGATACTCGCTTAAAGGTCCGGATCCTGCTCCAACAGCAAGACCGGAGACCGTAGCTCCTGCGATACTCTCAATAAGTGCCTTCTTTACGGGATCCGATGTATTCGCGATCCTTCTCAGACCTTTTGCGAATGGCAGTTTAGCCACAGCCTTAAGGACAGGCACTCCGGTATACCGTCCTATAGTAGGAACTATCCCTTTGGGTACCCCGCCGGTTAGGGCTTTTCCTGCCCCTAATAAAAAAGCACCTGACAGGAGAGCTGTCATGCCTGTGGACGTGTCGATCATCCGCTCATCAAGCTTGGTCCCCTTAAGGATGCCTTTGTAGTGCTTCTTGGTAGTAAGCTCCTCGAGATTTCTGTCGAGCAGGCGTTGTTTGATAGCTGACTCCATCTCAGAGTCTCTTCTTCTTTGCAGTGCCTTAGTGAATGGAGTTGCGACTGCTTTTCCTATATCCATACCAACTGCATTGCCTATAAATCCGATCCTGGCCGCTTCGATAGTATCTTCATAGCCTGCTGTCTTTGTGAGTGCGTCTCGGAATGAGGTGTTGAGATCGTCCTTTTTCTTAGCAATATTGTAGATCCACTGGTCAACCCCGGTACCACCGCCGCCCATTCCCACAGAGCTGTATGCTTTGTGGAGGACTCTTCCGAGAACACCCTGAGGAGGGGCAGGGCGGGAAACATAGCGTTTAATGGTGACGTGCTTTTTCTGCGCCTCGTCCTCGCTCCCTTCCATTCTGCGAACGCGCGCCTCGGCCTGCTGTATACGTTCTGGGTTGTAGTGCCCCTCAAGCATCTGCATCATGGTGGTGCCTTTGAGGTCTAGACCCTCTGCACCGGCTCCGGAGGCCAGCAGCACCCGGTTTTTCCCTTTGATGAAATCTTGTAGGGACTCTCCTCTTTGCTTTGCAGAGGAGCCTTTATTACCGATACCAACAAACTTTGAGTACTGTATGCCTCGACGTTTCAGGGCGTCCTCTACAGCATTAACCTGCCCCTGAAGAAGGTTTCCATAGATCAGACTTTTATTGCCCTTCTCTTCGTCCAGGTGGGACACAAGGTCATCTACCACAGCTCTGACTTTAGGCGAATACTCGTAAGGGTCCTTCCCCTCTAGGTTCTTGTCTAGAACGGAGGGGTCTGTCGACACCTGTCTGGCTTTCATGAGCTTCGAGAACGCGTCTTTCGCCTCTCTTTGAGTGACAGGCAGGTTGTTCTTGATCTTCCACCTGGTCAGAGCGTCCACCTCGCCCATGCCAAAGTCATAGAGCTTTTGCTGATGCGGTGTCATCTCCACCTCGACTGTGCTCTCAGTCTTTCTGGGAAGTAGTTTTTCCAGCTCGCTATGCCCGATATAATCAAGCTTATTACCGAGGTAAGACCCTAAAGCCTTGCTGTTTTTAATCCTCTTCTCTACGTAGGTCTTTGGCTTGAAAATGCCACGGGTCTTTGCGTCTTTTTGCACAAAGAGCTTGTCGAAGAACTTCTTGCTTATCAGCTTATGTCCCTCTGGGCCATACGTGATATCCAGCAGAGGTACGACCTCGTTGGGTTCGTTGTTCACAACAGAGCCGGTCAGGGTGATTGCATTCTTAACCTTGCCTCTTAGGTCTCTGAGCTTGTTGTAGGTGCTGCCTTCAGTACCTCGTACCCTGTGCACCTCGTCGAGGATGACAGTATCCGCACCGGTATTCTTAAGGATCTCGTCTCCGTGCTCTCGGAACAGGTCGTAGCTGATGATGTTGTAGTCGCTGTTGGACTTGTCATCAATGTTTTTAGTCTTTTTCTCGCCCCTAGGGCCGTACATGCTGTAGCTTGAGTCGGTGAACTTCTTGAGGTTGTCTACGAAGTTGTTTCTGAGACTGGCCGGGACCACTACAATTGCCTTCTTTGCCTTGCCGTCTTTTTTCAGCTGCTCGAAGCCAGCAATCCCCGTAAGGGTTTTTCCTGTCCCAGTCGCATGCGCTGCCAGCAAGGAACCATCATTCTTGATGAGCCTGCCGATTGCGTCTACCTGATGGGGCTTTAGCTCCACTTCTTTTTTTAGTGCCGCGAACTTACTTATTACACTATCCATGAACGGAGTTTCTTTAACGGTCCGTCCTATGTTTTCGAACTCTTTGTCCCCCAGATTTTCTGCCCCTTTGCGGATGTCCTTCATAGCCCTATTGAGCCGGCTATACCTCAAGGCAGATGGGCTGGCACCGGCGACCGCGCCAAGAGCGCCTAGAATTAATGGTGCATTAGACAGCGCCTTGTCTTTTATTGTCAGGTCTTTGTCGTCTTTTAGCTTCTCTTCGAAACGTGCTCTTGCGAGAGCCCCCGACCCCCATCCGACGGACGCCCCGCCTAGGCCTGAGATGGCTCCTCGTAAAACGTTTAATCCTTTGGGAGCCCATGAATGCATCGTAGCCCCTTCTCCCATATTAGCCACGAAACGACCGAGATCTTTATTACTTACCATGCGTACCCAATCCTATCGTATTCAGATGCTACACCGCCGTCACCCCATCCACGGCTGATGTTTTGCGATATCTTGATGTTTCGTTTCGACATCTGGTATTCCGCTGCGAAGTTCTGCATCCACTGCATGTAGTAGTTGGACTTGTTGGAGCGGATGAAGCTCGAACCGCCCGCGCTGTAGTTGAGCTCATTTCGGGCCTGGAGGATGCCGTTCGTCTTCAGGAGCTGTATGGCAGCCCCATGCATGAGAAGATACAGGCTTGGGAAGTTCTCGATGTTCACAGGGGCAATGAGTGGCGTCGTCGAGTTCCAGTCAGAGATTGCCATTTCGATAGCAAACGTCATGAGCTCGTCGTCAGATTCTTCTTTTCGGATAAGTCGGTTGAATGCGGGAGTATCCCGCATGAACAAGCGGAGGTACCTCTTAGCACGATCCATTCTCTGGGTAGCTGTCGCACGTTGATATGTAGGCACCTCTCACCTCCATGGGCTATCGGCTCCGCTTAGATTTGCGCTGTTGCTTGCCGCGCGGAGCAGTGACTTCGTAGTTTGGCTTACCGTCAGGGTTAATACCCTCTTCCATAGCTGATGTTACACCCATCTCGGAAGCTTTTGCAGTCCGGCTGTCATCGGACTTCTCTGTGGCCGCTTTGCGCTCTTCGTATTCTTCGGAGGCAAAAACGTCTGGTGAGAACAGGTCCTCAGCAGGCTCTTCCTCTTTCTCCTGCCCCTTTGCACCGTCAGCTTTCTTGCCATCAGCAGGCTTTGGCTCTGGCTTGTAAGTGTGCTGTCTGAGTGCTGTTACCACATCCTTGATTACTTCGATTCGGATGTAGCCACCGCGAGCAAGGCCTTCCAGTCCGGGAGAGATCTGATCGACAATACGAGGTCTGTCTTGAGTAACAAGGACAGGCTGGTTCGTAGTGACGTCAGGAAACGACACAGGGTGTCCGTTTCGCTCAATGGCTGTTCGGAGGTCTTTCTTGGTGACGGGGTCAATTCTCTTAGGCTTGATCGTCGTATTGATGATCTTGTACTTGGTTGCAGTTTCTACTGCCATGATGAATCTCCTCAAAATACTTGGGGCCAGTTAAGGCCCCACAATGAATAACCGAAAACGAGGCGGAGCTTAGTAGCTTCCACCTGCGCTAGGGATGGGGCTTGCAACGTCGAGCTCGATTTTCGCAACCGAACGGATGTTACCGATACCCATTCCGATGTATTCCCAAGTCTTCCACATGACTTTCTCAGCTTCTTTCTTGATCCAGAACTTCATGTCGTTGAGGATGAAGAAGTTACCGAGGTATGCAGGCTCGGTGAATGCCCAGATTTCACCAGGGAGAACGATCTCTGTTTTGTTCGTGACAACACTGCGACGGTTCATGATGTTCTGGTACTTGTAGCCATCTACTGAAATCTCAGACGCCAAAGGCGAACCAACTTCAGTTGCAGGCTGGATCATGTAGTCGTCGTAGTCCACAGTGTTGAGGAGGACAACGCCTACAGCGCGCTCGTCGCCGTCGATCATTTTGAAGAGAGTGTTGAGCTCTTTTCGGTCGGCACGAGTTGCAGACGAAACAACACGCTTAGAAGTTACCGAGATAGCTGCCTCGCAGTACTCGATGAACTTGTAGTCTTCTACGCGTTGGATGTCTTTGACCGAGTTCTCTTCGATTACCTTCGTGATTGGGTAGTCGTAAGCGAGGAGCTCGCCTTCGTCCTTCACGAATTTCTCAGACTCAATCTTGAACATAGGGATAGCGTAACGCTTTCCTTGGATCCAACGCTCGTCGGCTTCAGAAGCGAAGTTCACAGCCATAGCCTTAGATCCGTGCTCAATGTCCACGATCTTGATGAGCGTGTCGTGGTCTGTGGAGCGTGTGAGGTCAGCGCGTGTGACGCTCTCGGGTGGGAGGATTCGGCGAGCAAAGCCGATCTCACGAATCTTCTCACGAACAAATGCAGCGCCAGCCGCTGCGAGCTTGTTGATACCGTCAACAGTGTCCAACTTGTGGATGAACGTATTGTTGAAGGTTTGTGCATCCATATTTTCAAACATGGTTTTTAGCCTCCAAAAAGGTTAAATCGTAGCCTCAAACAAAAACAACAGCTGTTCCTTACGGAGCAACTGCAGCAGGGATGTACTCGAATACGAGGTATCCGTTGCCAACTTCCAAAACGCGTCCAACTCCTGGCTCTCCCGAAGCTGCCTTCGTGAGAATGGCTTCTCCGCCGCCGAGATTTCGGACAGTCAGGTAGTCGTTGACTGCATATGATGGACCAGCATCATATTTAGAAGTTTTGGCTACGAAAGATCCCATGAGGATCGTAACCTTGCCGGTTGCTTTTACGTCAAAGCGGTCGGTTCCGTTGAATACAACGAACGCGTCTGCCGTAGCTGAAGCGCCAGGACGCGCGAGTTTGCCTTCTGTGTCCAGAACGCCCCACTCACCTTTTGCAAAAGTTGCGCCAGCCGCAAGTTCGATATCCTTGCGGAAGACAGACTCCAAGCCGCGAATTACAGAAATGCTCAAGTCCTCAGTGGTGAGATCTTCTGTAATAGGAGCGGTACGTGCCTCGTTAATTGCCATTACCATGACAGCGAGCCTCCAAAAAAAAGTAACTATTCATACAACAGAGCGGCTAGGAATTTTTCATTGGCATTGCCGAAATCGCCTTGCGGGTCGGTCTCAGCGACGTCACCAAAAGAGGCGTTCTTTTCTATGCTGCCAGACAAATCCAGTGCCTTCTCCAAAACACACAAATCCTCGTTTACTAGTGAGGCAATTTTCTCTTGCCACTCACTATACGAAAGCGGAGGTAGCTCGTGTCCGAGTTCGATCTTCCTATAGAGGATCTTCTCTGCATGAGCCCGCTTCTCATGCCCCTTTACTTCCTCGTTGAGGCGGAGCATTACGGAAGCTACTTTTTCTCGAAGCTCGAGATCATTCGATGCTTTTTTCTGCATCCTATTTTGTATCATACCCTGATTTACGGATTTTTGCTTGTTGTCTTTCATCTTGTCTCTCAGAGATGATAGGCCTTTTTCGGCACCGTACGCCACAACGAACGGCTCGGCGACAGTTTTGGCTTTGGATAAGGGAGCCAAGCCGCTCGGTCTTTCGATGAGCTTTTTTGTCCCCTTGCCCGCGTCTACCCAGTGCTTTTGTGTGAACAGGGACTGCACACCTGGCCCGACTTTAGGTATCTTGCCCAGAGTGCTGTGTATGGCAGAGCCGGCCGCGGTATCTGCAGCCATAGCGGGGCGACTGATATTTTTCCACGTGAAGTCACGTACAGGGGCTTTCCCTCTTGCAGAGCGAAGCTGTTTGATACGCTCTAGCTTCTTTTCGAATTTCTCAGCGTCTTTCCCTGTAAGGTTCGGGGGACGCTTAGGAAGGGGACCGCCCTTGCCCAGGGCTCTCTTGGCCGTACTGGCTTTCGATGCGAGCCACTCAGGTA